ACCACATCATTCATCATCGAGAAGATTTCAATGTCCAGAATGTTTTCAATCACTGCACGACGATCAGCGGCAGACAACTGCATGAACGGAACGAAGGATGAAGAGCCGAGGATCACAACTTGCGTGAACGTCTTGTAGTTCATGTGTAGAATCTGATCTTCGAGTCTCTTCTGGTAATCTTTGATCGTTGAGTCCTGATCAACGAGTTCACCATCTTCATATACCTCAAATCGCTTTGGTGCAAGTCCACGAATAATTTTATATGCTCTACCCTTTGCGGTAAATTCAATAGTAACTTCACAGTCCTTTCGGTTCACGGAGTTTACCAACTGCGGAATATTGATCTTCCGAAACGGCTTGCCATACAGTGCGAACGTAATGGTGTCAAGAAGAGCAAAGGACTTACCCTGTCCGTTGATACCCGACACCAAATTCATTCGTCTCTTTGTGAGATCAATAACCGTTGGTGTGTTTCCGAATGAGCCAAAGTTTTTGAATGATATAGATTTCAGGTTTATCACTTATTCCAACTCTCCACATAAATGTCACGAATCAGTGACTTCAGTTTATCTTTATTATCAATTGTTTCGATCTTGTCGATCTCGTCCATCAATAGTGTAAGTGTATCTTTCTTGAAATCAACTTTTTCTTCGTCAACTTCAATTACTGTTTCATCATCAACAATCGTCACGCTTTCAGGATTCTCACGATAGAGACAATCCATGAATCGCTCATACTTGATGACATCTTTCTTTCCTTTCACGATCACACGAACATAACAACCAGCATACTTAGAACAATCAAAATCATCGAAGTCATCGTCATATTCTATAACAAAAAATTTATTTTTAGGATTGACAATAAATTCTACTTGACTACTGTCTGTATTGTAGACCCAGAAGCCTTTAGAAGAACCTAAATCGTTAAAGGTCATTTGATACTGAGTTCCTAAGTAATTAACATTTCCTTGAGTAGAGTGTTGATGAAAATGACCACTCAAGACCTTATCAAACTTATTAAACAAAGATGATTCAAGACCACCACGAAACGGAACACCGGGAATAACATAATGACCGTTGAGTTCCAAATGACCAAGCAAAACATTTGCTTCGTTGTTTTCAACATACGAGAGAAAAGAATCCTTGTTTTCAGGAGAAATCCAAGGCAAAAACATGAATGATGTTCCGCCGAAGTTTAAAACTCTTGGTTTTTCATGAATGTCAATGTTGTCATAGTGACCAATCAACTCACGAACAGAGTTTACAAGATTTGTATTCTTAAAATAGCAATCGTGGTTGCCGGGAATGACATGAAGGTTTACACCCAACTCCTCGAAGCGTTTGAAAAATCGAGTACGGACCGTGTGCAGTGTGTTCATGTTGATAAACTTGCGACGATCAAACACATCTCCGAGGTGAAAGACTGTCTTGATATCGTTTTCAATTAAGTATGGGAAAAATTGTTCGTCGAAGAATTGAAACATGTAATCAAGAAAACCTTGATGATCGTTTCGTACTCCGAAATGAGTGTCATTGATAATGGCTATTTGCATGAATTACCTTTAAAATGATTCAACTTGTGAGGAAATTTATCGTTCTGCCACCAACTACCTGTTGCGATGTGGAACACTGGATATTTTACACTCTTTCCGTGGATTTGCAATATTTTTTGGCTTTTTGTTTCTGGGTGATTTTCTAATAACGCAGGTCCAGTCACCCAAAGAATTGTTGCAAACTCTAACAAACCCCATTCGTTTTTATTTTTAATTGATTCTGCCTTCTCTCCGTTTTTCCATATGTCTTGTGCAATATCTAAAACCTCTATCCAATAATTTAATTTCGGAGGAGATGCCATTAAACAGTTACTGTAATTTGGATGAATCATTCCTGTTCCCGGCACAAGACCACCTGGCTCAGAAAGAAGATTTACTTTATCATGATCCATTTCATCACAGAATTTTCTTCGACAATAAACATCAAGATCGGAGTAAATACCACCGTACTCATAGAGAATCATGATTCGTCCAAGATCAGTTCTCATAATGTTGTTGGGATAGTCATACCACACATCAGAATACTTAGAGAACTTTTCTTTCATCAAGTTTTCTAAATCATCATCAGTCCAAAACATATGTTCATGTTCGGAATAAACTTTTTTCCAAGATGCAGTTGCATACTCCCACTCAGCAGGCCAAAGGTTTTTATCTTCAGGTCCTGTCTGATGAATAATTTTTGGAATCATTTTTTCTTTTTCTTTTTACCTGTAGTGAAGTTTTCAACATCGTTGTCTGTTAACGAAAAGAAATCATTCATATTTTTATCTGAGTTGGTATCAAAGTAATTTTCTTTAAACCATTGAGACAAAGTTCCATCATCATTTTCTTGCATCAGTTTAAGTTTGATGTATGACTGCTTTTTTTCCTTTTCAATTCTTCTTAGAAAAGCGTAGTAAATCATTTGAGTAAAATATGAAAATGGATTCTTTGATTTTTCTGGATTGAAATTGTGTGCGTACATCAAGCAGTTTTCAACACCATCCGAAATCATTTCCTCACGGTATGGGTAATTCATAAAGTTTGGTCTGTTTGCCAACTTTTCTGATATCTTCAAGAAACATTCGCCGATATAGTTTGTAACTGGAGGTCTTGGATCACCTGAATCTTCAGCCTCGATGACTTTGGTTTTCCATTCTATCATCTCTTGAAAAAATACATCATTGTCTATGTAATGGTTTGTTTTATCTGTCATTCATCTGACTCCTCATCATTTAAATAGTCCTCAGCGAAAGGACTCCAATCCGTCCACTTATCTCCGAAATCTTCACGATCAATCTCAGAACTGGTGTCCATATCTTCACTGATTTTTTCGTTTCGATTATTTTTGTTTGTCATATCAAACGCTTGTTTAATATCATCTAAATCAATTATATCATTATCAATTAATGTTTTCAGTTCATCTAACGGAAGAGCAAGGGAAAGAACCATCATTTCATTTTGATCCATCAACCCGCCCGGTTTTTTCGTTTGATCTTCTTCGTCTTCTATTTCTTTCAATGTGTCTTCTATTTCATTTTGTAAAAAGTTTTTTAATGTGTCCATGCTTGGCATCTGGGGCACTTCGTGTATGGTTGTTTCTTCGTCACTTCTTTCTTTTTCACGATCATACATCAAAGCAATTTTTTCGTCTGGGATAAGAATCGTTATGATAAAGTCTTTTGGTATAGTGGTTTCAATTTGGTTTGTATGATTTAACCAATCTCGTAACACGGTAAACTCTCGTTGGGAACCTGTGCCATCAAATGAAACGGCACTTCTAAAAGCCATCGGACGCATGATCTTCATTATCTCTTTGGTTGAGCCTTTTATTTCACAGATGATCTGCTCCCCACTTCGTAATTTTAAAATTCTATATGAGTTCGGAACCATCTTTTACCCCTTCCAGTTTTACTTTCAAAACTTTGTAATTGAAGTTCTCATTTTTATAAATTTTCAATCGTGCTAACATATGATTGTAAGTATGGTTCACACTAGACTTTATTCTCAGATCGTCAGAAATATCAAACACTTTCAAATTGTTTTTATTTTCTGCTTTTCTTAAACCCCTTCCGATTGACTGTAATACTCTAACGACAGATTTGGACGGTGAAGCAAACACAATATTATTTATGTTTCTTATATTGATACCCGTGGAACAAGTTCCATACGATGCAACAAGTATAGTGTTTGTTTTCTTCTCCATGAGTTTTCGGATATCCTCTCTCTGAGAAACGTCTGTACCACCGTATATCAAATGAGTTTCGTACTCATCACCTTTTGTGGCACCAATCATATTATAAAGTGGCTTGCCATGTTTTTCAACATAATTAAATAAAACTAAAGTATTGCCCTTCAGATTAGAAACCAAATCACAGATAAACTTGTTTCTTGGTGCATGGTTTACCAAGAAATCCATTTCCTCTTGATATTTAAGTTTTTTTGCCTCTCGTTTTGTTTTGTCGGCGTGATCGAGGGTTACGCACTGTATGTTTATATTACTCAAGAGATTTTTCTCCATGAGATTCTTTGTGGTCACGACACGTTTTACCTTACCAAACAACCCTTCAATTACTAATTTATGTGTCAGTGTTCCGTCAAGCGTCCCCGTTGTTCCAACACGGTACTCAGCGTCCGTTAACTTCGTTAGGAGTCCCGTCAGAGACTTTGCCTTAAAAAGATGACACTCATCCCCTATTACCGCTCCAACGTCCTCAAACTCACTCTGAGGGAGTTTATAGATGCTTTGCCATGTGCTTATAGTGACTCTTTTGGTGCTTTTCTTTGCTTGTCCTGAATACACAGTGTGACAATTTCTTTTTGCGTTCCATTTTGATAGCCCAGAATAATCTTCAAAATCACTCATCATTTGTGTTACCAAGCCAGTGGTGGGCACAATGACTAAAACTTTTTTATCATCAGGGAGTTTTGAAAGATAATAGCGTATGAGAACATATATGATAAGAGATTTTCCGGACCCTGTTGGAGAAAGCAAGAGACATCTCCGTTTGTTAATAGCGTGATGTATTGCGTCAAATTGATGCTCATGTGGCATAATCTCCTTATCACCAATGGATATCTTTAGATTTTTGATAAATGAGAACACCTGCTCTGGGGAAACCTTTTCGATTTCTGGTATTTCATATTCAACTGTATAATTTCTATCTTTAGCAAATTGCAAAAGATAATCAGTCAACCCAGCATATATTTTTCCTGAGTGAACATTAAACAAACGGATTTGACCGTCCCATATTTTATTTTTGTACGCTGGGGTGTATTGATAATTCGGCACGAAGAAAGTGAAGTATTGACTTAACTCTTTGGACAGAGCCCGATCACACTTTACTTGAATATATGCAGAATCAAAATGGGTAATAATTAAGTCACTCATACACCATATTTATGGTGTGAGGATTACCCTGCGAATTCAGTCATTCGCATCCAGTCGATTGCCGAACGAATATTCCAGTTAAGATTGTTAATTGCTTTCATCACACCCTCAAGATAGTTTACTTTTTCTTTCATAAGAATGACTCTGTGTTGGAGTGTAATTACGTCATCATCTGCGTTTACAAACTTATCAACATCTGTTTTCAGCACAGTAAGATCAAAAGGATCCCATCCAAGATCATCTAACTCCTCTTGACTCAGTTTTCCCGTGTAGTAGAGCCATTTCTTGTGACGAAGTTTAACAAGATCAGAATCAAACTTGGATAATGAAAGACGATCATTCATTAAGAAGTTGAGATACTTGTTATGAATTTGTGGGATGCGAATAGACTCTGATGCCAGATCAGTTTTATCAATGGTCAGGTCTTTTTTGACTTCCGTTTTGAGGTTTTCTAAGTTCATGCGAATATTTTATCGCAATAAATTCTCATGTCAAGAGACAGTCTCGAAACTATAAGTTTCAAAATTTAAAGTGACACTTGCAATAATTGGTTCATTATCATTAAGAGTTGACGAGAACTGTATTCCCGAAAGAGCGATTGGATATGCGTTCTTAAAAACAACCACTTGTTTTTCTTGAAACGCACTGTTTGTCAGAAAAATATTCGCATCAGAAACAAATTTATCTTTCTGATCTATGGCAATGATGTTCGTGTCATTGTCATAATTTGCGATCTTTTTCATCCAGTTAAAAATTTCTTGGTAATTTAGTGTCTCTTCGTCAACGATGAACTGAACCACAAGAGGTTCATGATCAAACCTACCACCAACAAATTGATTCGCTCTTCCAAGTGTATTTGTCATTTCAACTGGAGAAAGTTGTATCCCTGGCATCGAAACGCTTTGTGCAAAGTAAGTTAGAGTTGAAACTCTAGGTAAAGTAAATCTGAAAAAATTTGATGCAAGATAATTGTTTGTATCCGGTATTGTGGGGTTTACCGGAAGATCAGCAGTGAACCCAGATTCACCGTGTTTAATTAAATAATTCCTGCTATCACTCATACTGTATGTATAACGAAAAAGGGGAGCCCGAAGGCTCCCCTTTCTCACTCTCCCCCCGAAGGGTTATTTATTTAGAGTCCGAATCCAGTGTTACCGTGGAGGTTAGCAACAGCAAACAATCTGTAGTATTGGTTGCCGGTTGTCGCTGTACCAAGCGTGGTAAAGTCGGTAGACTGTGCGAATGGGTTAGCAACCATTCCGTAACGAGTCTTGAATCCGATCTTGGGCTGGAAGGTGTTCTCACCGACTGCTCTCACCATTTGCAGGGGAACATATGGGCAGTAGAAAATACCAGCGTCATAAGGATTGGAACCTCTGTAACCAACCATGACATAGTTAGTGTCAGTCTTGGCATAAGGATCAATGTAAACTCTGATCTTACCGTTGAGGACACCAGCGAAGGTGTTACCTGTGTCGTCGATGTCGAGTTGGTTGTTGATTGCAGGTGTCAGGTTCAAGAAACCACCCATGGCGAGGGCAGAAGCAACATCAGAAGATGTCACAATGAAGTTACCCTTACCACGACGAGTTTCCTTAGCAATCACGTTG